CCGCCAGGACCCTTCGGGGAACATCAAGGCGGATAAGGAGAAATCAACAGAGAAGATTGACGGTGCGGTTGCTACGATCATGGCACTCGACCGTGCAATCCGGTGCGGTAACAATGCCGGCGAGAGCGTCTATGACTCCCGCGGCATTCTGTTTTTATAAGAGAGGACGGTGAAAATATATGGGAATCTTAAGCGGACTTTTCAGGTCGAGGGATAAGCCTACCAATGCCACATCCGGCAGCGCATATCGCTTCTGGATGGGTACAAGCTCAAGTGGCAAGTTCGTAAACGAGCGGTCGGCAATGCAGATGACGGCGGTTTACTGCTGTGTAAGGATTCTGTCCGAGGCAGTGGCGAGCCTGCCGCTTCATGTTTATAAATACACGGGGCTCGGGTCCGAAAAGGCGAAAGACCATCCGCTGTATCACATTCTGCATGATGAGCCGAATCCGGAGATGACTTCGTTCATCTTCCGAGAGACGCTTATGACGCATCTACTCCTCTGGGGAAATGCTTATGCGCAGGTCATTAGAAACGGCAAGGGCGAGGTGGTTGCACTTTACCCGCTTATGCCTGACCGCATGACCGTGGACAGGGATGAGAACGGCAGGCTTTATTACGAGTACCGCACATCATCCGATGATGCTAAGACCATGAAGGGGAAGAATGTGAGCACGGTAAGGCTCAAGCCTTCCGATGTGCTGCATATCCCGGGACTCGGCTTTGACGGACTGGTCGGATATTCGCCGATTGCTATGGCGAAGAACGCCATAGGCCTTGCAATTGCAACGGAGGAGTACGGCTCGAAGTTCTTTGCAAACGGCGCGACTCCGAGCGGAATCCTTGAGTATCCGGGAACGGTCAAAGACCCGGAGAAAGTGAGGGAAAGCTGGAACGCAGGCTTTGCCGGAAGCGGCAACGCACAGAAGGTGGCGGTGTTGGAAGAAGGCATGAAGTATACGCCGATTTCCATATCGCCAGAGCAGGCACAGTTTCTTGAGACGAGAAAGTTTCAGATTGATGAGATAGCGAGAATCTTCCGAATCCCTCCGCATATGATCGGAGACCTGGAGAAGTCGAGCTTTAACAACATCGAGCAGCAGTCTCTGGAATTTGTTAAATATACGCTTGATCCGTGGGTGAGCCGCTGGGAGCAGTCAATCGTCAGAAGGCTGTTTACGGAGGAGGAGAAAAAGACCTACTTCGTGAAATTCAATGTCGACGGCCTGCTTCGCGGTGATTACGAGAGCCGCATGAACGGCTACGCAACGGCAAGGCAGAACGGCTGGATGAGCGCAAATGACATCCGTGATTTGGAGCAGCTCGACCGTATTCCTCCCGAGGAGGGCGGCGACCTTTACCTTATTAACGGAAATATGATGCCGCTCACGATGGCCGGTGCGGCATACAACACAGAACAGGCGGGAAAGGAGGATGAAGATTCCGATGAAGAAGTTCTGGAAGTGGAAGAACCACAAGGTTCTGAATCAGGAAACAAACGAGGAAGTGAGCGAAAGAGTTCTGTTCCTGAACGGCACAATCGCTGAGGAAAGCTGGTTTGACGATGATGTCACACCGGCTCTTTTTAAAGAGGAGCTTAATTCCGGCAGCGGAGATATCACTGTATGGATTAACTCTCCGGGAGGTGATTGTGTTGCGGCGGCGCAGATCTACAACATGCTAATGGATTACAAGGGAGACGTGACGGTCAAGGTGGACGGCATCGCAGCCAGTGCGGCATCTGTCATTGCGATGGCAGGCACCAGGGTGCTTATGAGTCCGGTGTCCATGCTGATGATTCACAATCCTGCAACGGTTGCATTCGGCGATACATCCGAGATGGAAAAGGCAATCGGGATGCTCAACGAGGTCAAGGAATCCATTATGAATGCGTATGAGATTAAGACGGGACTTTCCCGTGCGAAGCTCTCGCACCTCATGGATGCGGAGACCTGGATGGATGCCAATAAGGCCGTGGAGCTTGGTTTCGCAGATGCGGTACTTAAGCGTGATGATGCTGCCGAGGATATCGAGCCGCCTGAGGTTTCGATGATGTTTTCCGAAGCTAAGGTTGTAAATTCACTGATGGATAAGCTTGCAGCCAAGTGCAAGATTGAACCGCCTTCCGAGACGGCACAGACAACCGAAGATACTGTTACCGGGCGTTCTGCTGACGAGATCAGGGAACGCTTAAATTTTATCAAGAAGTTCATTTAAGGAGGATACGACAATGACTATCAACGAGATGATTACTAAGAGGGCAAAGGTGTGGGAGACCGCAAAGAGCTTTGTGGATACCCACGAGGATAAGAACGGCGTGCTGAACGCAGAGGACAGCGAGACCTACGCACGCATGGAAAAGGAGATTGAGGAGCTTACCTCCGCAATCGACAGACAGACCAGAGCTGAGGCAAGGGAGGCGGAGCTCAACAAGCCGATGAATCAGCCTCTTACGGCAAGACCTGACGGAAAGGCTGAGAAGAAGGGCAGAGCATCCAATGCCTACAAGGAGGATTTCGGAGCGCACCTTCGCGGCAAGCAGCTCATTCATAACGTCCTTTCCGAGGGCGTGCTTGCGGATGGCGGTTATTTGGTTCCGGAGGAGTTCGAGCGTCAGATCATCATGGGACTCGATGAGGCAAATGTGGTGAGAAAGCTTGCAAAGGTCATCACCACTCAGGCGGAGAGAAAGATTCCCATTGCTGCGACTCATTCTGTTGCACAGTGGACGCTTGAGAACGGTGAGTATACCGAGAGCAATCCGACCTTCGAGCAGAAGAGCATCGATGCATATAAGCTTACCGACCTTGTGAAGGTTTCCATCGAGCTTCTTCAGGATTCCGCATTCGACCTTGAGGATTATATCGCGGCTGAGTTTGCGAGAGCCTTCGGTATTGCGGAGGAGGAAGCCTTCTGCGTGGGTACCGGTGAGGGGCAGCCGACCGGACTCTTTACGGAGAATGGCGGCAATGTCGGTGTGACTGCGGCAAGCGGCACGGCAATCACGGCAGATGAGCTTATCAGCCTTGTGTATGCACTCAAGTCTCCTTATCGCAGAAACGCTAAGTTCCTTATGAACGATGCGACTGTGGCGATGATCCGTAAGCTCAAGGACAACAATGGTGCCTACCTCTGGCAGCCTTCCCTTCAGGCAGGTGAGCCGGACAAGCTCCTCGGCTACGAGCTCTACACCTCTCCGTATGCGCCTGTTGCTGAGGCATCCGCATACAGCGTGGCATTCGGTGATTTCAAGAATTACTGGATTGCCGACCGTTCCGGCAGAACCGTGCAGAGGCTCAATGAGCTTTATTCCACGAACGGTCAGGTCGGCTTTGTAGCAACTGAGCGTGTGGACGGCAAGGTGATTCTTGCGGAGGGAATCCAGCTCCTTCAGATGGGCGGTTCCTCGAATACGGCAAGCACTGCGAGCACCAAGTCCAAGGCGTGAGATTAGGTAACCAAAGGCTGTGGCGGTGTGGGGAGACCTGCACCGTCACTTGATTTTAAGGAGATGGTCCGATGATTATTACAGTGGATGAAATGAAGAATTATCTCCGTGTGGATTACGATTCCGATGATGATTTGATTGAAAATCTTATAACCGCTGCGGAAAAGCAATGCCTGGATATTCTGAGAACCGATGATGAGTCCGACCTTGAGGATGCGGAGAACGGAAAGCTTGCCGTGATGTTTACGGTGGCATACCTTTACGAGCACCGCGAGGAAGCAGACCACAAGAGCCTGAATCTGACGCTCCGGGCACTCCTGTTCGGAAGCCGGAAGGAGGGATTCTGATGGATATCGCGGCAATGAATGTAAGAATCACCCTGCAGGCAAATGAAACCACCACGGATGAATACGGCAATCATAAAAACACCTGGACGGATTATTTCTCCTGCTATGCAACGGTAAGCGGAGAGAGCGGACAGGAGACGGCGGTTGTCGGAGAGACCGTGGAAAATACCGAGGTGAATCTTACCGTCAGGTACTGCAGGGAAACGGCTGCGGTCACATCAACCAAATATCGGATTGTTTTCGAGAATGAGTACTACAACATCCTCGGCATCGACCATTTTTCCTACAAGAAGAAGGCAATTAAGTTCAAGTGCAGGAAGGAGCGGCGATGAGTAACAAGACGGTAAAGATTGACCAGCTTGCCGATGAGGTCATGAAGGGACTCCAGGAATATGCCGACCTTGCCACGGACGACTTGAAGGCTGACGTGCAGAAAGCCGCAAAGACGGTACAGACGCAGATTAAAAATACTGCTCCGAGAAAGACCGGCAAATATGCAAAGAGCTGGGCGGCAAAAAAGACGAAGGAAACATCGGACTCGATTGAGTACACGGTGCACTCAAGGAACCGC